GAAACCATTGCACCCCCTCGTATGGAGGTGAGGGGAGTCGAACCCCTGTCCAAAATATCGGTGGCACCACCTACATGTCTTTTTGAGTCATACATCAGGACTATACAATCCATTGTATCCAAGAATATCTAACTCCTTTTGTAACTGGAGTTACTTCGTGTGGAAACAAATACAGTGCTGGAAATACTAACACACCTCCCTTTTTTATATTGACAGTGTGTTCTTCCCAGAATATAAAATCACCGCCTTCAAAGTCATCATTCAATACACCCACCACACTAGTAACAGGTATGCCTCTAAATTGTCCTTCAAAAAAATCTCGGATATGATCGTAGTGAGGACTTAGATAATCGCCAACATTATACTTATTGAATTTTATGCCTGAGCAGGCTTCCCAAAATGAACCGCCAGTTTGACCATCATTAATATCATAATAATTATATTTTTCATGAAAGGCATGAAACAACTCGTTATTTACATGTGGTTGTATTATACTTATAGCCTCTGGGGCATTTACGGTTGATCTCATCTTTGATTCTTTATCAATATCAACCTGTTCAAAATCCTGATACCACATGAATTCATCCCATTCACGAGAATCTAAATGAGATACTATCTCATCACATTCCTGATGAGATAGCAAGTCATACTCAAATATATGGTCTTTAAGATTCGGGTATTTTAGGACCATCTTTTAACACCGTTTTGCCAGTTTGTTTGGCAATATATGCCGCTAGTTCTGGAGTCTCTTCCCACTCCCATATTTGATTATGTTGTGGATTCTTCTTTTGAATCGTGAGTGTGCGTTTTACCAATTTCAACCTCCCTAGATAGAACTTCGATTTCTTTTTCAAGGCCAATGATCCGAAGTTCTGCATCACTAGCCGCTCTTTCCAGAGCCCTTACGGAGTGAGATATTTTTGCAATCTCCTTACCGAAGGCATCTATATTTTGAAGTAATAGATTGTTTCCAAAACTCTGAGGATGCCCTTGTTCTGCGTAAGCAGTATCTTCTACTTCCTCACACCTCTTGAGATATTCATCTCTTGTCATTCTGTTCTTGTCAGTCATGAGTATTCCATGTAAATGTTTCCAGATATTGTAGTTCCCTCATTACCTGAGTTGACCATGTGCATGAGGAATGATGGGAATATAATTATACTCCCAGGCTCCAGATTAGGTTTATAGTCTAACGGAAACTGAGGCAAAGTGCAACCAAAATGATTCTGAATGTTATGAATTGAAGGATTAAAAAATGCAGTTTTTGATGACACATCAACATATATCACATAACTCCATTGACTTTTAGGATGTATGTGAGCATCTTGATAATCATGTTTCTTATAAACATTCCTCCATATATGCCCAAACCTTGCGTTCTTACCCATGAGTTCAGCTGGGTAAAGATTTCTCTCTACTACACCAGATAAGTAACCCCAAATTTCCTGTGGGATTTCTTCTTGTTTCTGTGATGAGAAACTAGACATAACTCCAGAATCCCAAGTGGGTTCTAGGGGAGCAAGAGGAATACAATCAAATTTACTTACATCAACCTGATCTTCAAAGATAGGTATTCCAAAAAGTTGTTTCATTTTGAAGGTAATGGTACAGTTCTCATTGTTTTATACACCAGACTCGATCTGAGTCCACGATACACTTCATTTGGTGGCATACCATGATGCCAAATGTTTCCCTTAAAGAATACAATTCTGCCTGGGGCAGGGTCTACTCCTTCCCACTTATCATTTAACTTATACATCAACTGTCCACCCCACTCTGGTTGCCAGTGTTTGTTTACATAATAGACAAAACTTATACCATTGTCACATGTACAGTCTTGATGAGGCGTTGTATTATGTATCCACTGTTGTCCATTTATCATTATCTCACCAAGTTCCACTTGAAATGGGAGTGTGTTCATAACTGCACTATAGATCATTTTGAAGGCACTATCCTGTGCAATATCATTTTTGTCTGGAGGAAATATCTGTTGTTTTAATGCTGGCGCCTCTTCCCATGTGGGATCTGCACCCACATCTCTACCATCCTCGGCATATCCACTGGTATGTCCCCAGAACCAGTTGTATCCTGTCATCACCATGTCATGTACTTGGTGAACAAACCAAGGCGGAAAAATATAGTCTACAACGTAGACTTCATCCTTAGTCAGATCATACTGTGACCAATCTAAGAATTGCTCTCTGCAATCAATGTGTATCATAGTTAATAAAGCCAGTCCTCATACTCGCCATCTACGTCGAGTTCAGCGATTCTTTTCTCTTCTAATTGTTGTCTCAGATCATCATGTAATCTCTCCACAGGTGTTTTTTTCTTGTGCATTTTCTGATACTGATTTGCAGCAAGATTGTCCAAAAAATCATTCATCATAAGTCGTAACCAAACTCTGCCCAGTTGTAATCTTCTATCGCTAATGCGTTTTTTTCGTTTGTTTTCTGTCTAGAATTGATGTATCCTATTGCTTGTAGGAAACCCCAAGCCCTAGTCTCATCTTCATTTCTCAGACTTCTCATAGCTTTCGCTCCATTTATATAGTGGTTTATTTTTGGTACGTTTGCGTTGATCAATTCATTCATTTCTTGTGTTTTGACCACGATTGCGTTATCGTATGTACCACAATCGCCTGGTATAGATCCGCCTGGAGGAACATTAGCATAACCAATGGCATTTCCACCAGCATCTGTACCACCCACACCAATAAAAATTCTCTGTCCTTCTGTTGCATAAGTGGTGCTAGATGGAGAACCATCTTCATCAACTGTACTGTAGGTAGGCCAGTTGGTTGTTCCTACATAATATTCAGCTCTACCATTACCAACTGCTGGCTCTGGATCTTCAATAACCTGTCTCCATTGTGCAGTGATGTTAGGATCACCATTGTTAATTAGATCTAATTGGTGTCCTTTTCCTATGTTTACATTCTTGGCAATACCAATCTCTACTGGGTCGATTGGATTCTTAGATGATTCAAACTGAAGATCTTCTATATCGCCTGGTCTTACAACTATGAAAGAACTGTTTATGCCTGCTGTGGTAGGTTGTTGACTCAAGTTTGCAAAGTAATAATCAGATACAATGCCAATGTAGAATGACGTTCCTATGTCCTTGTTAACTGTGATACTCACGGCATCACTCAATTCAAACACATTGAGAACCATTTGTGCAGCGGATGTAATACCTGTATTATCAGTATAAGTTATAATACCTACAGCAGTTGAAATACCTGTGATGGTAGTTCCAGATGCAACCATCCCTCCTCCACTTTTGCCTGGATCACCAAATACAAAATCTCCTACACTAAAGTGTGTAAATATACCAATTTTACCATCGGCATAAATTTTGTTATCACCAGATGTACAGAATCCAGATAGAGGATAAACCTCAGCAGGGTATGGTGTTAGTCCGAATCCAAGAACACTTGTAGCATTACCTGATGGAAATATGGTTGGATTTATAAGAGCATCTGTAATCAGATCTCCTGTTCTAATGCCAGGATTTCTACCTGTGGTAAAACCAGTTAAGTATTCTGCATCAGCGTCGAATATGACCATGGCAGTGCTACCTACGTTGACATCAGCGTTATCAATGGTCTCTACAACATTAGCACCATACTCCATGTTCTTTGGATATTTGTAATACTTAGCTCCATAAAATCCCAAGAACTGATATGTACCAGCATCTTTTTGACACTCCCATACCTGTACTTCTTCATCATCACCACCAAATCTACTAAACTCAGATGTCCCTACTTGAACCCATGCCAAATCACTTCTACATCCATGAGATATTCTCTCCAGATACGCATTTTGGACAGCCGTTATTGCTGTGTTGATAGGGTCAATGAGTGGAGGTAGTTTGCTATCCAGTTTATTAATTATTTCATCGAACTCGTCAATGAGTGCATCAGTCAATGCTAACTGTTCTGCAAGAACTTTACCCTCTTGTTCTTGGGTATCGTTACTCTCTCTTAATCTTTTAGCAATTTTCTTTGGATCAGCAGCCATTAGGTTCCGTCGCCCTCATATTCTACAATTAATTTAGGAACATCTTTACGTTCAGCACAGACTAGATAACTGCAACGTATATTGTGAGTTTTGAAATTATGTGGATTTACTATTATTCTTAATGTATCTCCTTTTGAAACAGTATAACACAAATTTTGATTAATTCCAATAGGAGTTAAATGAACTGTTATAGATTCATCATCTACAAGATCTTTCCAATAGTCTGGCAGTTCAATCACATTCTCGCCTTTCAATACTCCTCTAACATATACACCAACCTCAGGACCCTCAATACAAGCATGTGCAAGACGATGACCTTCTCCTTTAGTTGGGTGCGGAATATCAAACTTTTTGAAAGGCGCAGCAACTGAACCAAATGCCCCAAAACCTGCAAATATCTTTGCACAAGTTATGTTACCCCCAACTGCAAGTAAACCAGCTATGGTAGCGAATCCAGCAACATTTATATTTGCGTTGAATTGAGATATGGCATTACCAACCTTCAGTCCGTTCATGGTATTAATACCATTTGTAATACTTGCGGAGTTTCTAATCGTAGCACCAAACTTTGTACACAATCCTGTAAAGTTACTGACTGCTATGACATTTAATACCCCATAGTAATTGGATATACCATGAACTTGTAGTGATAACGGTGCTGGAAAACTCATTGGAGGTCCAATCATGACCGTTGCCATTGGAACTCCAATATTAGGAACTAATCCAAAGTATGCAGGACCATTCGCCACCAAAGTGCCAGGAAATACCTTTGGTACGCCTGGCAAAAATGATGTGTCTAGTGCTCCGATGACAACCTTGTCACCGAACATTCCTATCGAAGCCGTTGCTGCCATTATAAGAAGTCCTTAAATCTATCGAAGGCACTGATCAAAGCGCCAAGAAATCCACCCTGTATCTTATCAGTTTGTGTGCCTATATCAACTGATGATCCACCAGAAACCTCAATGAAGTTACCACCAAGAGAAAGGTTCTTAGTACCAAGAATATTCACGTTACTGGCATCTAAATTGAGAATCGGAGTCTTTCCTATGTATATCTGTTCATCCGCACTCATAGTGAGTTCTTCAGAGGCATCAAATCTTATATTTCTACCCTTCAATATTATATCACCAGCCTGAGCTTCTATCAGAATATGTCCGTATGCGGCACAAATAATTTTATTAGGTTCGTCTTCCTTTCCTCTTATACCTACAGTTTCATATGAACATCCATTTACAACTAACTTTTGAAGTCCATTCTTGTAGAAAGCAACGCCTTGGTTATTATCAGTGATTACAGAATAATCTGTCTCTTCTCCCTTTAAGTTTCCATCAGTTATTACGACACCAGAGGTGCAACGAAAGCCTGGATTATTAATGAAATATTCATTGTCAGTCGTACTGACAACTTTTGGTTCAGCCATCAGTATCCACCTCCGTAGCCTCCGCCACCCGATCCGCCAGACCCGCCGCCACCAGAAGGAGGAGGACTAGGAGGAGGAGTGCTCGGTGGAGTTGGTGGTGGAGTTGGTTGTTGAGGTTGTTGAGGCTGTTCTGGAGCTGGTGTAGTTTCTTGTGGGGTTGTTGTATTAACAGATGGTGTATAATTATCAGGTGTGACGGCAGGGGCATCTGTAGTCTCCGTTGTTGTAGTTGTTGTCTCAGTAGGACTCGCAGTTGGACTAGTTGTTGTAGTGCTTGATGGAGGAGTGTAGGTAATCACTGGTGGTTGACCTAGACTTTCTTCTTTCGTATTATATATTGTGGCATGTGGTGAAGATATATGATTAGGTCCTACCATCTTAACTACTTTTCCATTATCTCGTACATGAACATGGAAGTCGCCGTAATATGGATTACCATTAACCCAACCTACCTGTGTTGTGCGTTGACTATAAACACAATCAATTACCTTGACAAACAAAGTTCCGCCTCTACCTGACTCATCAGTTGGTCTAATTTTTCCTCCAACAACACCTCCATCTCTATTTGGACTCTCTCCAATATCAGAAACATAGTCAGGACTGTATGACATGATTGGATACAATCTAGCACCGATTCCTGTTCTCGTATCTATCGAGACTGGCGGAATCTTTTTATGTTTATCTTGACACCTAATATTATTGATTCCAGCAATAGACCCTGCTGGAGTGACTACCAAATCAAAAGAACAATCTCCTACTCTACCTTTATCTCCAGAGGTATATCCAATTCCAGGCCTATAAGGAACAAGATCAGTAACAATACCAACTGCCTCACTACCAATACCAGAAACACCTCTAGTTGTAAAGTTATAAGTGTCAGTTCTTGCCATACCAGCAAACTGATTGTCAGCAAGATCTAAGAATGAACCCTCAGACATAGAGATATAATATTCAGTATTGAATCTAAGATTGTTCTTTGGATCTATCTTAATAATTCTATCAGATAAGAATGATATTCTTTTGTTGTTTACATTGATTCTTTCGTGTACAACATTAGTTGCAGATTCTGTAATAGTGATATCTCCAGTTCCTTTGACGATTGGTTCATTGAATGTTACAGACAATGATGCTGAAGTCTGAACACCTACTGCGTCATCAGCGGGTGTGGTAAATGTAATGAAAGGATTTTCATCATCAGTATCCTCTGTCACAGGGAATTTTGGTGGAATTACATTAGTTGAAGGGCAATATCCACTTCCAGGCGATAACATATAGATGTCAACAATAGATCCATTTTCATCTATGATCGCTTCAGCATGAGCACCACCACCATGTCTAGTCTTGTCTATAATTGAAATTTTTGGAGATACCGTATAATTTAAGCCTGGTTCCAGTATCTCTAAAGTAAGCATACTTCCATCTATAGATGAAACTATGGGCATAAGAACAGCAGTTTTTGTTCCATCACCATGAACTTCTACCTTAGGCGGAATACACTCACTCCATGTAAATCCTGGCGGCACTGCGTCACCAAGATCATCTTGTGTTTGTGGATTCTGTACCCTAGCAGTACAATCAAAAAATTCGTCGGCACCCATGCCTATCATGCTGAGAAGTGAGAACTTAGCTGTTGCACTATATGCTCCATCACCAGTGGTGTCTGCTGCTCCAACAAAATTATCAAACTTCTGTAAGAATTTCATGTTATCAAGAACTTTTCCAAATTTTAGATTTGGTTTTTCTATAGCACCAACTCCCTGTGTCCAATCGTCATAGTCTTTGCATTTTAAATTAGCACAAGCAAAGAACCCTAATATCATACTAGCATAACTACTGATCTTCGATAACAGACTACCCACCTTACCTAAAGCACCAGTCAACCAATCTAATCCGTCTAGTATTGGTTTTAATGCTGCGAGTATTTTATCATAGATATCTGCCAGAATATTTGCAATGAACTGTTCAACGGCACATACGGAGGGATTTAGTGCCTTTCCGATCATGTCTTTGAACATACCGATCAACATATCTAAAAAATCTATGTTGAAAAGACAGAATAAGATGTCAAGAATTTTTTGTAGAGCTTTGATTACAGGAGATTTTTGTGGTTCTGGTATGATCAGTGCTTGTAGATTTCTGAATACCTTCGTAACCAGAGCAATAACTTTGTCTCTGATAATATTGACTATCTTTTTAACCGCAGCAGATACTAACTTAGCAGCCTTTCTAACTAATTTATTAATGTCTTGGAGAAGATTGTTTGCAGTATCAATGTAAGCACCAGCAAATTCAGTAAGTGAGTTTACTGTGGTTAGAAAACTACCAATGGTGTGTGCAATATCACTTAAAGGACCTTTTTCACAACCATTGTCCATACT